CAGCCGTTCAATAAAGTCTTGGGGCAGATATGGATTGTCTGCCGAGCGCATCCTAATCAGCTTTCTGTCTTCACGCTTCTGGGCTTCTTCAGAGCCAAAGGTTGACCACATCCAACGAAACCCTTCAGGCGTTGACGCAGCGCCAAACTGCCGGACGTTGCCAGACCTCAAGCGACCAAGGATTTTTGGGAATGCCTTGGATGCAATTGAAGGCGTGACCGTATCAATCTCATCAGCCAAGACCCAAGCAAGGTTCAGGCCAATGATCCTTGACCAGTTCTCAAAACTGCGGCAAAGGATCTTTGTATCACCCCCAGGTAGGTGCAAAACGTACTCAGGCAGTGGGGATGCCCTGAAGGTGTATGGGATCTCATAGCTCTCCAGAAAGCTCTCAAAGTCGTTTTGCCAAATGTCCCGAACCAGTGGACCCGTTGGCTCCATGACACAACCAATGAAGCCCTGATTAGCCAAAGCGAGGATCACGCTTTTGGCAGCTAATGCCCTTGTCTTGCCTGCCCCGTAGCCAGCAGACAAGCCAATGATCTGCGTGGTTTGATCCTCAACAAAGGCAAGCTGGCCCGGATGCAAGTCGCTCTTGATCCGTTTCTCCAGCAGCTGAACATCAACTTGGTCGTTGCCCTCACCAAGCTTTTGGAGGACATTGCCTGGCGGGATTGCAGACAGAACACCCATCAGTCGTAAAGCTTGGCGATCTTGGCTGCTGTGTTGATGCAGCCCAACACGGCTTGAAGGTTGGACTGCTCCATGCCTTTTTTATGAACGACGTTCAGCTGTGACAAAAGTATTGCGGCAAAAGCTTGGCGATCCAAGTTGAAATCTTCCTCAAGGCGCTTTGTAGCGAGGGCAATGTATTCATCGCTTTGCCTTTGCTTGAGCCCCCATTCGCTTGCGGCGTATTGCAAAAGATCTGAACGTGTTGCCCCATTAGCCATCATCCGGGCAAACCTTGCTGTCCGGAACTCCTTTTCTGCTTTCGTACAACGTGGATTCTTGTCCATGGTTTCAGCCTAATGATGCAAACGAATCCAGGGCGTACCAAACGTGTGAGTTGCGATAGCCGCCTTGATGCGTGGGAACTATTGGCGTCACACCGTGGCAGTTCCTCCATGCCGGATAGACAAGCATCGAGCCATCCGTTTGGTCAAAGGTGGCGTCGTAGTCGGGCACATGCAAGTTCCCGCCAGTGCTGTTCCGCCGCTTGGTGATGATGATATTGATGGCGCCTTTGACGTTGGCGTGATCTTGATGGATTGGCGCTGCGATGTTGCAGTTGCTGATGGTGCTGCTGAAGTGCTTTGCGAAACGCCACTTCTCGGGCACACGAGCTTGGACCTTGCTGCTGTGCAGCTGGGTGACATCAGGCGCCAGCTCCTGAACAAGCTGATAAGCGGTGATGCCCGCCTTGTGCATGGCTTTGACAAAGGTGCCAGCGGTCTTGCTGCTGTGGACAGAGGACCGTGTGCCGTACGCCCGTCGCATATGTGGCTTGGGCGGCACGCTGCCAAGGATGGCTGAGTACTGGGAGATGACCAGGTAGCGCTTCTTGCCGTTGGGGCCAGGTGGCAATGGACGTTTCCGGTCCATCATCGTTTTGGGCACCCTTGGTGAGTTGACCTCGTGGTCAGCAATGTTGATCAGGTTCCGCAGGTCATCAGGCAGTTGCTTGATGAACAGGCCGACTTGAGTGCCATCAGGGTCAGCAAGGATGCAGGACTCTGTGACGTTGGGCTGCAGAGTTGGGCAGGTGTCCCCGATCTTGAGCTTGGGCGCCTTGGGCTGCAGGGTTAAGACTGGCAGCTTCATATCCACTGGAGCTTTCCGTGAGTGACTGTTTTGAGCTTGATGTTGGGCACATCGCCGGACTTGACATATAGCTTGCTGATGCCAGGGAAACGGTTAACGATCTGCTGCAGCTGAGCTTCGTGGTCTTTCGCACGTTTGTCCTTGCCACCAAGTTCAGCCTGGATACCGCCTTCTGCGAAGTACTTGGTCTTGGGTGCGTAGCCATCAATCCGGACCACACCCTTGTAACGCTTGAACGACCTGAGGGTCAGCTCAAAGTCTTCACCAGATGATTGGCGCGGGCGATCATCACCGCACATGGCCGGATCACCTGCAAACGTACCGTGGAAGATTCCACAGATGTATCGCAGGCCAACGGTGATGGTCGGCTTCAGGAACATGCCATTGGCCACAGGGTTGATTCCCCAGAGTTTTGCCCCGGTGTTTTGACAGACCTGGAAGCCCTTTGACACAAGGCGGTCAAGGTCGCCGGTGTACGCCTGCAAGGCGTTGCCATCTTTGACGTACAGCCCAGCGATGTCGTCATCCAAGTTCAGGATGCGTGTGCCGGGCTTGTAGTAATGCAGGTTGTACCAGATGCGTGAGTTGATCAGGCCTGGCTGGCTGATCACAACCTTGATGCCCAGGCCAATGGCTTGGAGGGCAGTGTCATAGAGGTGCTTTTCATTGCTGTCCGCTACAAAGACGGTGACCCGGCTGAAATCAGCATTGGTGCGTTTCAGCGTTGTGAGCGTTTCTGTGATCAGACGCGTTGGCCGCTTGTAGCTGGGGATTGCGATCTGATAGTCGATCATGCAGCCAAAGCCTCAATCAGCTTCATGCCCACGTATTCACCACGCTTGCGAGCGGCTTCCACCAGGGCCTTGGCTTCTTCATAGTCTTCAGGGCGGAATTCAATCTGGATGGCCTTCATGACACCATCAGCTAGCTCTGCTGTTGGATCGTCTTCCAAGTCATCAAGGGCCGACAGGTCAATGTCCTCACCAAAGGTGGGCAGGTCATCACCCCAGCCGAGCAGGGTCAGGTCGTAGCCAGCTTCACCCAAGGCTTGCAGTTCAGCCTGCAGCACGTCGTCATCCCAAGTGCTGTTGAGTGCCAGCTGGTTATCAGCAATGACGTAGGCACGGCGCTGATCAGCTGTGAGGTGGCCAAGCGTGATGGTCGGCACTTGGGCCAAGCCCATGAGTTCTGCAGCCAGCAGGCGGCCATGACCTGCAATCACATTGCAGTCATCGTCAATGAGGATTGGGTTTGTAAAACCGAACTCTTTGATTGATCGGACAAGACGATCAAGCTGTGCTTCTGAATGTTGCCGTGGATTGTTTTCGTATGGCTTGAGAACTTCAGTTTCACGCTGGACGATTTTGTCTGATGCGATTGTCACTAGCAGTTATCTGGATGCGCTATCCAGAGTAGCCGTAGTTGCCGAAGCTTCGGTTCAACTAGGTGATGTGAACTTACGGTTCCGCTGATGTTGCCGACCGTGATCTGAACACAACCATCGTCGAGGTTGCGGATCTTGGCATTTGGAATAGGCATCTTTGAGGCGCTGTTCATAGTCCAAGAAGGCTTGAAGGTTGTTCAGATGTTGCTGTGTCCGGAGGTGTTGGTCCATGTTTGAAGTCGGGGGATAGATCGCCACACACAGGCGCCCTGCTTTTCCCTGCCTCGCCAGGGTGTTGTATAGCTTTCAGCCTGCTGGGGGAAGAGCAGGCATCAGGCTCCCCGACTAAATCAAGAGCTGTCGCCCTTGCGGAATGTCAGGTCTTTCCAAAGGCGCTTGAAATCATCACCAGTCAACTGCCCTTTGAATCGCTTCACTGCACGGTGACACCAGACAAGATTGCTGTGATGAACAACCTTGGCTTCTCCGTAGACCGTAACCAGTTTTCTTGGGATGTCCAGGGTGACTGCAGCTGTTTCCTCACCACCAATTTCAATCACAGCCCCTGTGTAAAAGCAACGCCCATCGAACTTGTCAAAAACGATTTGCAACCACTGAGGCGTATAGCCGTCAACAAAGCAAGAGCCATGGACAGAGGCGGGGCCGCGCTTGTGTTTGAAGTAATTCTGGATTGAGACCCTTGTGATGCAGTAATGGCAGGTGACCCGATGCAAGGCTTGGGGCCTTTTGCAACAGCTTGTACATAAACCATTAGCGGCAGCATGCCTACGGTCTTGTGGGCTTGGCACTACTCGTGCTCCTCAACGGTGTAAGAGAAGCCGCAGTCCTTGGCGTCTTGCACCAGCTGGTCACGCTCATGGGCCGTGTAGGCCCATTCAGTCCATTCAAGCTTGCCGTCAAGCTTGGCTTCAACGTAGTAGCGGGTTTGAGGTTCCATGGCTTGAAGCTTCAGAAGGTTGGCTGCTTCAAGCTCATCTTGGTGTTTTTGAAACGACTCAAACCAAAGGAGTCGCATGTTGTGGTTGTCCATGGTGCTGTGTGTGGTGGGCTCCCGCCCTTGCATTGATTATGGCATGCCATCAAGCAAATGGCAAGCCATCACCATTCATCGTCTTCTGCTGCTGGTGCAGCGAAGACGCTGCCCTTGTTTTCACGGATGTCCACACCCCAACGCTGATTGCTCATGGTCAGCATCTCGTTGCCCAGCTTGGCAATCACCATCCGGTTGGGATTGGACCCATCACGCACAAGCCAGCCGTTCTTCCAAGAGTCGCCAATCAACCGCTCCACATGCGTGCCAACAGGCACCGGCAATAAGACACCCTCAGGCACCCCTTCGCCGTCAGAGGGGGTCAAGTGTGTTTTATGTGTCAAATCCCTTTTTATATGTGCGCGCGAGGCATCAGATCCCAGTGCTGCAGGTATTTGACCCCTTTGACCCCCAGGCTCTTGCTCATCAACGGCTGATTCATGAATTTGACACGTTTGACCCTTTTGACCCCCTGTTTTTTTGGATAGGTCATTGGGGGTGTCAAATACAGGGCGATACAAAGCAGCAGGACGCCCAGCGGTGTCAGCAGGCAACTCACCGTCCTGCACGATCAACCCCTTGGTGACCAAAGCCTTCAACGTCCGGAGTGCTTTCTGCCTGCTGATGTTGCAGTGGCTGGCAATCTCAGCAGCAGTTGTGTGGACCTTGTTTTCCCACAGCTGGCAGCAATGGTCATAAGCAGACTCCTGACGGCCCTGCAGCGTTTCCTCAACCTGGGCACGGGCTTCCGCTGCAATGGCATCGTCACCATCGCCATGGCTGACCCAGCCGTCGTCAGTCAGCTCAACCACCAAGTTGGTGGCCTTGCTCCTGCCCATCGGTTTCACAGCAATCCGATGGTCGGTTTGCATCTGGCCTTCAACAGGCACCTTTAGCCAGTTCAGCAACACAGACCAGCTGACAGCGCCTGCAAGGCTGTTGCTCCCCCGGCTGGCTGTGATGGCATTGCCGCCAGACACCGACTTATTGGTGTGGTGGATCAGGACAGTGGTACTGCCAGTGCCAGACAGCACGACTTCAAGCTTGCGAGCTGGAATGTCAAAATCGCTGCTGGCTTCCTCAATCCCAAGCTGGCCAACGCAGGCGTGATACGTGTCTATCAGCACAAGCGAGCCGGGATATTTGGACGCCATGGCAGCAATGGCTTCAAGGCCGTTGTCGTTGAGCTGCACCGCATCCTCAAGGCTCCAAAGGATGACCCCTTCCGCCAACTTGTGGAAACGTTCACCGTCCTGGTCAACGCCTTGGGTGCCCAAGCCTTCACGGTCAAACAGCACCCACCAGTCAGATACGTTCTGGTCAGTGCCAACGATGATCAGCTTGTTGATCTGCCCGTGGACCGGGATGCCGAGGAAGTCAGCATCACCACGCAGCGCAGCAGCAGCCATCGCCGTCATCAGGGCAGACTTGCCGACCTTGGGTGGTGCCACCACCAAGTTCTGGCGGCCACGCATGATGACGCCCTCCCACAGCCAAGGGACAGGGGAAACATCAAGCTTCTGCCCGCCTTGCTTTGGCTCTGGGATGCCAACGTTGCGGCCAGTGGCCTGCGCCAAGTAATGCGCCGCTTCTGATTTGCTGAGGGCGCAGCCAAGCTCTTCAGCTTGGTTCCGCAGCATGAACAGGCGGTCAACAGAGTCAGTCGTTGCGCCAACGACTTTTACGGCTGCGCTTTTGAGTGATGCGACTTGGTCCAAGCAATCCTGAAGGCTTGGATCCGCGTTGCTGTCGTTGTTTGAGGCGTTGTGTGTAGAACCCATCTTTGGCCTTGGAAGGCGAGAACCATGTGCGTTGTCCGTAAACACCCAGCCGCTCAAGCTCTTTGAAGGCTTCAAGTTCGGGGCTGGTTTGCTGGGGATGTTCAGCATCCCAAGCGTCTAAAGCTTGGTCCGACCTTTTGCGCTGCAGGTCTGTGTAATAGCCCTTGGCTGCCAGGTCTTCATCAAACTCACCAGGCAATGACCAGATCTGCCACTGCAGAAGCTCCCATGCCTGGTGCTCCTTGTCGTAGTCAATCACGAGCCAGCGGCTCAGGCTCAGATGCGATGGCCTTTTGCAAAAGCAGGTTGACCCAGCCAGTGCGGCTGACGCCGATTGGTTTTTTGCGATCCACTTCAGCGATCACCCTTGGGTCGATGAGGACTCTTGTGTTGGTGATCTGTTCCAGTTCAGGCACGTTTTGGGCTTGCTTTGCCGGCGAAGTGTGCCCAGAATGACCCGGCCTGGCAACCCCAAAAAATCAAAGAAATCAAAGGGCTTTCATTTTTCCCGGAATGGCACCGGTACAAGTACAAGGCCGAGTGGCTTGCAAGGTCAGTCACTGGGGTGCTCGGGGCAAAGCTTTCCCCCGATGCACTGGCCAACATCATGCGATACAAGGATGGCCCCAACGGTTGGGCGGCAAGGGGTGAACAAATCCACAGTGCCCTTGAAAGCCACCTGAAAGGCGAGGCTATTGAGTTTGCAGAACGCTGGACAGACTGGGTTGACCCAATGCTGGAGTGTGAGCTGTTTCAGGGCGCAAAAGTGATCGCCACTGAGTACAGGCTTTGTGACCCCAGAAAATCTATGGGCGGTTCATTTGACTTTCTGTTGCAGTCATCAACCGGCGAAATCATCCTCGGTGACTTGAAAACAGTCGGCAGCAAAAGCAGGGCACGCACCCGCGAAGCTGCTACTGATCAGCTTGGAGCATATTTGGCCATGCTGATCGACCATCACCCTGCATTGCATGTCGACAAATGCGTGACAGTTGTTTCAGGCCCGAAAGAGTGCCGTGTCATTCGGCAAAACCCTGATGACTGTGTTGAGGCATGGCTAGACAGTTGGGACCGTTACCAGTTTGAGCAGGAAGAACTAGGGGATTTGTGGTGATGAGCTTGAACTGGTCTGAACTGCTGGACCCTGCAAATGGTGGGCCAGGTGAACCTCCTGGTAGGGCAGAAGCTGTTGAAGCTGCTGCAGAAACAACACGTCAGCGATATATCAAGCACGGCAAAAAACGTGCAAAGGGCAGCGTCAAGCGAAAGGAAAAAATTATCCCGAGGGTTGCACGCAAGTGAATGGCATGCCACCATTCGCAGGCCATCACACACACGGCATTGGATTTAACAAAACAAGAAGTTCAGGTTCACATCACAGAGGCCCAGCCCAACAGTGACAAGCCACATTTGTACGGGATGGTCATCAACCAAGGCCGCACAGAAAAGGTGCGTGTTTTCCCCGGCCCTCATGGCACTGCAGATCCAACGATTAAGCAACTGATTCAACTCAGCGACGAAAGCTTGGCTGCCTCTGGGCTTGTTTTGAAAGTTGCAATTTTGGGGGCACGCAATGAAGAATCTGTTCAATGGTCTGGGGCTGCAATCCGTTTTGAAGAGCAAACGCCAAACGATCGGACAATCGCCAACAACCTGATCAACCAACATGCTTTGGAAGTTGCAGCAACAGAACCGCGTTCGCCGCTGGATGTTGTCAGCGACGGCAAGATCACTTCCTCGAATCAGCCAGATCAAATCACTGCTTTTTTCCAACAGGGTGACAATCCGGGTTTGCTGCTGACAAAGAGCACAGCACGGCTTCAGGGCAAAACTGATCAAGGCCTGATGGTTATTTTGCGGGTTGCCGCAGAACTCAAGGGCGTGCAGGTTGCTGACCTGATCAATGAAGTCATGTGGGATGCAGTCAAATCCGGGAAGCTGTGGGGTTGTCAACCAGGCAATGGCATGCCATAATATGTTCAACGGGGCAGGGATGTCCCTCACACACACAAACCAATGACCATCCAACAGCAAATCGACAGCATCAAGGTTCTTCTTGATGACGCACAAACTTCTTACAGCCACGCCATCGCAGCCAATGACATGACTGCCATGACCACCCACCGCAAGGCTGTCAGCAAGTACCGCAACATGATCGGCAAGCTGGTCAAGCAAAAACTGGGGATGTGATGACAATTGATTACTCAGTCACCTTCACAGGTGCAGAACTAGACCTCCTCTACGAGTTGGCTAGAGATGCACGCAACAACCTTCCTGACTCGGACGACATTCCAGAGCCGGGCAGTTGGGCCAACCAAGTCGCCCTCATGGACCTCAAGCTCACTGACCTTTATCACCAGCGCCGCCGATGAACTACCAAGAGGCCTTGTACCACATGGATCGCTTGGCTGATTGGCAAAACAACGAAGACGAAAGCACTTGGGGCAAGTTCCTCACCCTCATCGGTGAAGGCAACGGGCCTCAACCTTTCCGTCAATCGTTGGGCTACTTGGAAGCTGACCTGCTGGGCAAAGCCTTGCAGGCATACGGCTCAAGGCCAGACGCCTTTAAAGAACACCTTTCCAAGTTTTATGACAACGCCACCAATTGATTACGCAGCACAAAACCGTTTCGTTGAAGCGCAGCCTGAAGTCATCAAGGCACTGGCTGCACATCGCCAACGGTTTGAAGCAATCCGTGAAGCAGACCGCAACGTCATCATGGAAGCCCGCAAGGTGACTTCACTGATGGCTGCCTTTGACGCAACCATTGACGCTCAGTTCAGGCAAGAGGATGTCACGGATGAGCATGAAAAACTGCTCAAGGAATACACCAACCAAGACTCTGAAACTTGGTTTTGGCGACACCACCAAGCCCAAGAGCTGATTCAGGAAACAATCGTTGCTCGATGTGCGTTGGTGGTTGAGGCCCAGGCCAAGTACAAGGAGCTTGAAGGCAACCATCAAGCCTGCAAGGTCTTGTCAGACGCAAGGGACAAGGCCAAAGAAAAGTACAAAGCTCAGCAAGCTCAAGCATCAAAACCCCGCCGGGGCCGTCCACCTAAAAACCGCAACTGACCCATGAACTACAAAGCCTACCGACCACGCCAGCGCCGCACCAAGATGTACAGCCCTGAGCAAGTCAGCACCAAGATCAACGCCATCGTCACTGTCGTTGCCTTTGCGCTGTTTGGTGCAGCAGCTTGGTACTCAATCACCAGCACGCTGGACCAGCAGCAGGCACAACACTGCGCCCAAGGCTGGCAACCTGCCTGCGAAAAGCTGAAGTAATGGGCAAGGGCATTTACTGGAGCACAACACCGCATCTGTACGTTGCTGGTGCAAAAGCAAGCGCAAAAGCTGCGCTCAGTGAAAGCTCTCCCAAGCTGACTGCATTAGAAAAAGCGTTCTACAACGCTCAACGAAGGCAGCAGTGTCCAATAGCTACACCTTCTACGCCACAGGCAAACCAGCGCCCCAGGGCAGCAAGAAAGTCCACCGCTACATCAAAGGAAGGGCAATCCTCGGGGAAAGCTCAGCCGCCGTAGATCCGTGGAGGAAGGTTGTTGCCAGCTGTGCCCGCAGGTTGCAACCTGAGCAATGGCATGCCAAACTACCCGTGTCGTTGACGTTGACCTTTGTTTTTGCCAGGCCGAAAGCTCACTTCCGTGCCAATGGTGAACTCAAGGGCAGTGCTCCACAGCATTGCGTCACACGCATCGGGGATCTGGACAAGCTCTGTAGAGCTGTTTGCGATGCACTGACAGGCATTGCATACGACGACGATTCACAGGTTTTCAGCATCAATGCTGAACGCCGTTATGCCACTGCCAGTGAGTCACCAGGCGCCCTCATCACCATCACCACCATTGATGTCTGAACTCGTTAAAGCATTGGTGGCCTTCCACAAGGAAGTCCCATCAATCTCCAAAGACTCCAAAGCTCAATACGGCAAGTACGCAGACCTTGGCGGTGTGTTGTCCACCGTGACACCACCGCTAAGCAAGGCTGGGCTCGTCATCATGCAAACCTTTGAGCCTGCTGAAGGCGAAGGGGCCAACCCACTCCTCATCACTAAGCTGGTCCATACCAGCGGTGAAGAGTGCATCAGCCGTGTGCCCATGATCATTGGGCAAGGCCGCAATCCACTCCATGACTGGGGCGGAAGCTGCACCTACCAACGGCGCTACGCCATCCTCAGCATCCTTGGCCTCTGCGCCGATATGGACACGGATGGCAACCTTGATCTTGAGCTGCAGCAAGAGAAAAAGGTCAGCCGTCCTGCCCGCAAAGCTGAATCAGCAAAACCTGCAGATGCAGCGCCAGCAGCAGAGCCCAAGCCTAATGACCCAATGAAGGATGGCGAAAAGGAGCTGCTCCATGGTGTCATCAAGGAACTCAAAGCAGACCACAAGCAAGAGCTAATCAAACGGTTCCGCAAAGAGTTCAACTATCCCGAGGGGCTTGTCAAAGACAAGATCCAAACCTACGCACATCGCACTTTCCTTCAAAATGCCATGAACGAAATCACTGCCTAATCAATGCCACAGTCACAAGCTGAAGCTGACCTCAAGCGGCGCAAAAACTTCTTTCAGGTGCGGCTTGACGATCAGCTAGCCGACAAGTTGCGCCACTTCATGGATTCACGCAACTACAACCAAAACCAAGCTCTCAAAATCATTCTCAGCAAGTTTTTCAACGGAAAGTAATGCTCAACATCACCGCACACGGCAACATCGGCAGAGACCCAGAACTCAAGGAAACCACCAGTTCACAGGTCGCCAACTTCAGCCTCGCCACACGCACCGGCAAGGATGAAACCACTTGGATCAACTGCCAAGTCTGGGGCAAGCGGGCTGACACCGTCATGCAGTACATGCACAAAGGCGACAAGATCACCGTCTGTGGCCAGGGCAAGCTGCAAGAGTATGACCGCAAAGATGGCGGCAAGGGTTACAGCCTGCAGCTAAATGTGTCTGACTTCACGCTGCCAGCCACACCCAAGAAGGCTGACGACGAAGAGTTCTGATAATCGGGGCATCAAGCTAAGCAGGTTGGAAACAACTGCTGCGGGTGGTGCCGCGCTGTGTGCTTCGTGTAAGTCCCCAACCAACCATGACTAAACCAACCATCAAGCAAGTCTGGAAAGACGGTATCCAGCAGTGGGAAGTAACCCACGCAGGCATGACTCGCTACTTCAAAAACGATTGGCAAGCCCAATGGCACTTTGAGTCCTGCCTCAGGTTGCACCGTGCAACCATCAAGAAATGATTGCGGACTAGGACAGGCTCGCGCGCCTTACGCCCCTCACACCTGATCCGCTGCAGGTCACTTGTCCTCGCCCTTAAAAAAGGATGAGACACAGATCCTAGTCACCAGGCATCAAGGCGGAGTCCATTGACGCGATGTGATTCACAGCCTGTCGCAACATCTTGGCGTGATGCCAGTTCTGCTGAGCCATGGCCACACACAGGTTCATCAGGGCTTGCTTGTCGTCACAGCTTTTGATTTCACGCACTGTCTTCTCAAGCTGCAACTCCTCTTCAAGCGTTTGTTCAACAACCATCCAATCGGCCCAGCCCATCAGAACCTCCAGCAGCTGCAGGATTTGCCCACCTATAGCCAGCAAATCGCAGCTACGCCACGTTGGGCATCACGGTCAGATGATTGTTGTAGTGGCCTGTTTCCCGATAGCTTTTCATTGGCGTGTTGGACATTGCATGGAACACCATCTGTCCAATCTTCAGTCCAGGGAATAAGGGGATTGCATGGTGCAGCCTTTCATTCTTCAGCTCCAGCGTCAACCGTGATCCGTGCCAACCTGGGTCGCACCAGCCAGCAAGCAAGTGATTAAGACCAGATCTTGCACGGCTTGATTTGAGTACAAATTGACTGCTGATGTCGTCGGGCAGGTTAAACAGCTCAAGTGTTTCAGCCAGGCAAAACTCGCCGGACTGAAGCATGAACGGGTCATCTTCTGTCCTGTCTGCAATGTTGATACGCACCAGTTCAGAGCTGTAGATGCTTTCAATCATCAAGTGATCGCCCAAGCGCAGATCCAAGCTGGCTGGGTTCAGCAAGTCTTCATTGAATGGGACGACCATCTGGCTTTGCCGGCACCTGGCCTTGATCTCCCAATCACACAAAACCGCCATCCGTTGGACGCAAAAAATAATCCTACTGAGACTTCACTGATTCACCAAAATCACCCAACCAGTCTTCGGCCCTTCTGCCTGCCACCGCTGGTAAAACGCAGCCTGCCTGACCCGCACATTGCGCCCTAGGTGTGGATTGGAGTGGCCACCCTTTTCCATCTCTGGGTAACCGAGGGGGTCTTGCATGATCCACTCTGGATCACTGCTGTTCTTGCCTGCATAGCCACTGATCACGCTCCAATGGCCACAGCCCATCCCATTACACATCGGTGGCTCCCCGAGGAGCATGTTCCCCGCATGCAACCAACCGACCAAGACTGGCCTCCCAGCCTCAAGCTCAAGCTCAACCATGTCAGCATCACCATCCTTCCGGAACTCAGCCTGCAGGCCAAGGCTTCGCAACGCCGCCAGCTGTGCCTCTACTGATGTGGTGTCTCCGTACTTGGCACGGATCTGGTTGTACTCATCATCTGTACGAACCTTCTTGTAAAACGCCGCCACCATGGCAGCCGCACTTGAAAAGCACTCCCTGTAGCCAGTGCCGGTCTTGTTGTCGAGCTGCCTGAAGTAAGGCATGTAGATCTGCTGGTCATATCCGCTTTCTTTCCAAGCCTGAAACCAGTCAGCCTCGTGCTCCTCCAGTAGTTCCGGCGGCATTGACTCCTCAAGTTGTTTAATTGCAGCCAGCTGGTGGGGCGTACCACGGAAAAACTGAAAGAACGGCAGTAGGGCCAGGCCCATGGCCATCACCAGCAAGGTCACTTGGATGATGCCGGACGCCACTCACTTTTCAACTCGTGTGTCAGGCAACAGCAAATCCTTCAGGTGCTTCACAGCAAGGTCATCCAAATCGTTGTCAGTGCGGGTGACAATCTTTTCCAACATCGCCACAATCAACTCTTTAAACGCCCTTGAGCGCCACATAGTCATGACCAAAGGCTTGAGGATTAGAAGCATTGGCTTGGCCTAGTTACCCTTAAAGAGTAGCTCTGTTGCGCCATGGCAGAAACACCAGAAGACAACCACGAAAAGGAAGGCATCTGTATGGCAGATGTCGTCAAGGCTTTGGTCCTTGCTTGGAGTGCTGCCCTGCTGACTGCTTCTTATTTGGGGATCTTCCCTCAAATGAAAATGGACAACACCTTCGTCGCATCACTGCTCACAGGTGCAATGGCATCATTCGGCATTGAGCGCAAGAACAACGGAGGAGGCAACAAGAAGCCGACTATCGTTGACAACAAAGACACCAAAGCTGGCATCAAATGACCCGCACACTTTTGGTATTGGGAATCACATTGGCGGCTGCATTGCCTGCCCAGGCAGACATCACCCACAAGATTCAGTCCTCCGTGCAACTGCAAGTTGATGGCGCTGCATCCCAAGCTTCAAGGATTGGCAGCACTCTTTCTGTCAGCGGTAGCAACGTCACTCTGGACACTGCTCCTGTCCTCGGGACTCTCACTGCTGGTTCTGCTGTGGGTTATACGCCAGGTGCCTACAGCATCACAACAGCAGGGGACGCCTTCAGCTACAGCGAGTCCTACATTGAAGGTGATGCCACCCCAACGGCAACCTCAGTGAGCAGCGGTGTAGTCACCAGCCTGCCGATGCTTGGCAACACCACGACCACTTCAGGCGGTGTGGCTGGGAGCTTGGCTGGAACGATCGCATCAGATGGGGCAATGACCATCACAGCCGGTGGCGCTGGAACCACTGCCACTGGCCAAGTCGTCCTCAGCATTGAAGTGGATTGATGCGTTGGCTTTTGCTGCTGTTGCTTTCTGCGCCAGCAGCTTGCGCCGTGCCTGTGGTGCCTCAGTTCACTCAGGGCACAATGTCCAGCCATACAGAAACAACCAGCAAGGTCACTGAGACAATCGTCAGTGAAAACTATTCAACGGGGTTTGAATACAGTGCCAGCGGAGTGAACATTGCTCCAGACGGTGCAATCAACCCCGTCTCCAACACAACGGTCAACGGATGGACCTCTTTAGGAGAACGGCCCAACTGGTCAATCGTCAAGCCTGGAGAAGCCTTTCAGTTCGTCGAAAGCCTCAAAGGGCCAGGGCTTTCCAATGTGACAACCATCCAACGCGTGACAGAAATCACAAGCGTTACGGATACGGTTTCATCCTTCTCGGAATAATCAGCACAACACCAGTCAACGCCCAAGACGTTGGCGGCATATCTGCAACCGCAAGCCCAACCGCAACCAGCAGCGGCTCTGTCTCCAATCAGGCAGTGCAGATCCTGCAAGGCTCCGCCATCACCAACACCTACGGCGGGAACATCCAATGCCAAGGCCCGACCCTGACAGTGACGCCATACCTGAACAGAACCAAGTCATGGGGCCTGCCTTACGAATACAGCTACCCAGACCCGGTTTATGACCTGAGTGATTTAGATGATGACGGCAGGCTGGACAACCCAGGTGATGTCCTGTTTTTCAAGGACACAAGAACTGGACAGAAAGACAACCACAACTGGAACCTGGGTTTATCCATTCAGGCAACCATCCCGCTAGATCAGGGCCTGCAGCGCAGGTGCAAAGAAGCAGTGGATACGCAGCTGGCACTTCAGCAACAGTTGCTAGCCAATAAACGGCTGGACTTTGAGATCTCGAGACTCAAGCACTGTGGGGAGCTGATGATGAAGGGCATCCGCTTTGCAAAGGGCAGCCCTTATGAAAAGGTGTGCCGTGATGTGCGGGCACACCAACCCCTTCCCCACACCCATCCTATTTCCGTAACGACCTCTGGAACTTCCGCCGCTCCCTGACGCTTTCTGGTTTCGGTTTTTTGCCGATTGCCTGCTGAAGTTTCTTCGCCAACTTCTTTATCGCCGGCCTGATTGCTTTGAGCAGGATTGGGGTTGCCAAGGCTGCTGACACAGCAATAGCTGATGTCCCTGCAGTGTTGACCGCTTGCGGAATGGTTGGAATCGCCTCAACAATGCGTTGAGTCAGTGGCTTTGATTCGACAGGTGGTTGTTCTGTTGGCGCTGGTGCTGTTGCTGCTGGTGGTTCTTTTTTGGGGAGCTTGACCGGCGGCGGTTTTGCAGCTGGTGGGGGATCTGCAGGCTTTGGCCTTGCAGGTTTCACAGGCTGCGGCTCAACCTCAGGCTCCATGTCCATGGGGTTGAAGTGCGGCAACTCAATCACCGGCACACCAATGTCCAGAGTTATTGGTGGCGCTTGCGGTATTGCAACCTGTGGCAAGTCAACAGCCGAGTTAATCTCAGGCACAACGATTTCACGGATTTCCATGAAGGCAGAGCGGTTTACTGCTGGCCAGCTGTGGATTGAACGTAACCGCAGGCGTGAAGGTCCGCCTGTCGTTTACACCGTCATGTCAGGCAAAACTGCTAGGCCATTCACTGAGCCGAAAGCAATCCTGAAATGGGTCAAATGGCCAAAGGGAACACCAACTGGTGATTCACTGCGGGAATGGCTTGCGTCGTTTGAGCAGAAACAAGAGGCACCCGCGCCAGAACTTGATATGGCAAAAATCAAGGCTGAAGGCTTCGGGCCTGAAGCTCATGACGACGATCCAACCGCCAACACTAAAATGGTGACGTGATTGCAGGGCCTGTCTCCGTTGGCAGCTTTGGCATTTCAGGCATTTCAGGAACAGGCACCTGCTTGAGGATTGATTCCGTCAGTTCAAGCTTCATCTCACTCAGATAAAGCTTCATCATTGAAGGAACACGCGTGTAGGCCATCACACCCATCACAGCCAGGGATGTTGAAATGGTGAAGCCAAGGACACCCAGCAAGTTGTAAACCTTTTGCATATGAAAAAGGCCCCTACAAAGGGGCCACGAAACGTGTGAGGTTCCAACCAGAAGGTAACTCAGAAAGAGAACTTGGCGCCAGTTTTGAAGCCAAGTCCAAAATCATCACCAGTGCTGAAGGACACCTCGCCGTAAAGAGGGCCGCCGCTCACACCAGCCTTGCCAGTGAACTCGATTTCCTTTTCGCCAGCATCAGGGAAGACCACGGCAGGGCCAGCCTGAATGTAAGCGCCATTGTCGAAGTCGTAACCGACATGGCCTTCAAGGATGCCGGAGCCAACGCCAGAATCCAAACCAACACCAACATTCAGCTCAGGGTTGACGTACCAATCTGCGCGTGCAGACAGGGGGGCCAAGGCAAGAGCACCAGCGATGGCACCAAAAACAAGACGCTTGATCATTTGGAAGAGAATTAGCGTTTTCCCTGGCCACGATACTTCTTTCGTCCATGGGACGGTTTTGAATGTGATCCATCCCCTTGACGTGTCTTTTTTGGCTTGCTAGGGACAAAATTTTGCCCGCTAAGTGACTTGGCCATCAGTAGCCGTCAGTTGACTGCAAGTTCTGGTATTTAAGGGCTAAGCCAGTGAAAAGACCGTGCATGGGGTGCGAAATCATGTCGCGGCCATCAAGGAAGAACAGCTCTTCTAGCCACAGCGTTCTAGCCGCCATTGCCTGCACGTCTTCCGCACCAGGCTTGGAGGCGATCATCGGGTCAGGTCGTTGCATTAAATCACCAGCCAGAAGGTGTGCCAGATGCCTGGGTCGGATTGATCTGCTCAGTGATGCGTGCAGCCAGTTGCTCTTGAATAGCGGTCACCTTTTCAGCGCCACCAAGCTTGGCCTGCACAGCAGCCACGATGTCAGCCTCAGTTAAATCGTCAAAACTGACCAAGGTGTCAGGACGATCGAGACCGACACTGCCGTATGCGCCTGAGTTGTAGGGATTGTCCTCCGAATCAACCTGATCGCTAATTGCAGTCACGCTCCAATGAGCCGTATGTGCGAAGCCATCAGAGAGATCACGCTGAAGGTTGTTGATCTTCCAAACGTAGGTGTTAGCCATGCTGAGGTGAAGTCAGAGAGAGTTTACTTAGCCAGCCTCAAGGGCTGCAACTTTGGCCTCTAGCGTTTCAATACGATCCATGGCCTCTTGCAGAGCCTTGACGGCTTTCATGTAAAGCACTGAGTATTTAACGCTTTTAGTGACAGTACCGAGATTGCTGCCGTCGTCATCACGATCAGGCGATTCGCTAACAAGACCAGAAGATACAGTCTCAATCTCCTGAGCAATAACCCCTAGCTGTCTATGAGTATTGAGCCCAGTCTCCTCTTTGTAGTTGTAGTTGCGAACTCGAATCGCTTTGATGTCATCCCATTGAGACGAGGCGTCAACGATGTTTTCTTTTAGCTTTACGTCAGAGATTGATCCGTAGCTGTTATTAGCGTTCTCAAGATCACCATCACCTTTGACGACCATCAATGCAGAGTTAGAGCTGCTACGGCATTGCATGTAATCAATACTGTCGGCTCCGCTAACGCCTTTCCTAAGAGTCAAACTAGCCAGAGATGTATCGCGGCAATCAGCGTATTGGTGGCCATTGTTTCCTATTCGCAGCCGCTCAGTACCTCCAGAGCTAAACGTGAAACCGCCAGCGCCTGTGTTTCCTGAAGTGAATTTAAACTCACCATCGCCTAAGCTACCGCCACCGGCAAGTTTGGAAATGCCGTAAAAATTAGCCACGTCTCCATTAAATTGAATCTTAAGAGCTGAGCTATCTGCAAAAGACAACGGAGCGCCCATCGACGTGGTACCGATACCAACGTTGCCCGAGCTGTCGATGCTCATCCGCGTATTTCCACCATTGGTGAAAAAGGCCAGAGCATTATTTGAATGGTTGTAATTCATTCCGCCCATATATTGTGCGGTTCCAGAAGTGCCATCAGCAAAGTAAAGATTGCTCAAATTAGAAGTGCCGGAATAGACAGTAATTCCGCTATCTCCTGACCCAGATCCAACAACTAAATCATCAGCACCACCGTCAAAACTGCCCGGCGTATTATTTGCAATACCCACACGCCCCGAACTGTCGATTCGTATCCTCTCCGAGTTGTTAGTAATAAACTGCATAGAATTAGTGCTATGCTCATAATTCAACTGCCCAACATATTCACCAGTTCCTGTGGCACTATCAGCAAAGAAGATAGAACCCATTGTTGTATTGGCCAGGGTAATACCACCCGAGGACACTATTGCATTGGCGCTAGCGTGATAATCACCAGGATTTGAAATTCCTACGCCAATCGAATCATTCCCACCGTCAACAAACAGCATGTGAGTTTGGCCGTTTGACTCCACGCGGAAGTCAACATCATTACTGGGGTCATTAAATACAACCTCAGAGCTGCCAATCTCAAGGCGCTCAACACCGCCAGCAGTAAAACCAAGCTTGTCAGCACCGCCGCTGAAGAAACCAGTGTTGGTGTCTGATAAAAAACTCAGGCCAGGCCCTGAGGCTGATCCGTCCTCAATCAGCATCGTGCCGTCAAGCTCACGCAGCGTGATCCATGCGTTGTTGGCGCTGTTCCTAATCTTCAGGACGTTGGCATTAGTGTCTGCCCACCATTGATATGCGTAGGTCGTCCCAGGCTCAGAACTGCCGCTGTTGTTGCTGACGATTGCCGCAAGGGCGTTATTCAAGTCAGAACGGACCGCAGCTCCCGTTCCATTAGCAATCACATAATCGTGAGTAGCCATGCCTCAGCCTGTTTTGGACAACATTGCTTGTATGTTAAACCGCCTTGCCATAGCCCACAGCTTGGTAGGTGAAGTTGCGATTGACGTTGCTGCCGCCTGAATCCAGCACGTCAATGCTAAAACCCGTGGACGAGACGCTGCTGACGTTGACCCGCTCGCCAGCTCCTAGGTTCATCACGGTGACAGCAACGCTTGGCAGATAAGCGTTTGTCCCGCCCAGCGATGCAGTACCTGTAAAAAACGCTTTGTCGAACGTCACAGCTTTTGTACTTGTTCCTGAAGCAATGTCGCCATTGCTGTTTTCTTGACGCCGCTGGAACGTTGCTTGGTAGCCCAGCTCGTCAATCAAGATGTTCTGCGCAACATCGGAGCTGTTCAGCTCTGCCTTGAATTGAAAAGCCCTGGCTTCAAATGTTCCAGAAATGAACTCCTGCCATGCGCCGTAGGTCGGTGAGCCTGACGGATCGTCGTTGGTGCTTCTGAAATAGAGCTTGGCGTTGACTGCGTCAGCATCGGTGCCATCAAAATCGTTCCAAGTGTCAACGTTTGCTGTGCGGGAATCAATAAGGTCATTCGGGAAGAAGGCTCTAGTAACGAATCGGCGCTGAATATCCAGCGAGAATCGTGCGCCAAGATCAAGAGCATTTACAAACTGGTATTCCGCAGAAGTCAAGATGTCGCCAAGCGTGTCAAAAGAACTAATGTTGTCAAAATCCGTTTGGTTATCTAACTCTTCGTCACCGTCAATAATCAACGCGTCTAAGCCCTCGTCGTAGAAACAGTCGGTCTTAGTGCCTTGGAAAGGCGGGCTGTCGAGATCCTCTCTGCGGGTTTGGACCGCAAGCCGCCCCAGAGTGTCTGGGAACTGCATGATGACGCTGGTAGCGTTCGTACTCTTGTTGCCTAAGTCGTCCTCAAACTTGACCAGGACCTCACCTTCAACCAGCGGGATAATTGCTTCAGTTGAGTTGCCTGCAACAGCAGCAATCAGATCAACAGAGTTAGGCCAAGTTGCAGAGCCGTTCGTCAGGTTGCTGTGCTTTATGTGAACAAGGCCGTTCACTTTCACGTCAAGGTCAACAGTTTGATCCCACCGCAGGCGAGCACTGTTGGCGCTGATGGGTTCAACCGACAGATTCTGAACATCACCAGGCACTGCTGTCTTTCCGACAAGCGTAAAAGTTGCTGTTGCAGTTGAGCTTTGCTTGCCAAGATAGTTCTTGGCAAGGATTTGAACTTCTAGCTCGCCTGCCCGCAAAGCACGCAAAGTAATTGATGGCGCGCCGGTTGTTACTTGTTCAAAGTTGTCATCATCAATTCTGTACTTGACTTCAAATTCGTTGACGTTGAGACGTTTATGGCTCCAGCTCAGGTCAAAGCCAGTGTGTACTGTTTGGCCCTCTTGATAAAGGAACTCAGTGCCGCTTAGACCCTCTGGCGCTTCGGGGACGCCTGACAGGTTTGTGATGTCTCGGGCAGTAAGCTCAACATCTTGTTCAACGGCGTTATAGATCGACTCGTTGTAAGCAAGGGCAGTGACACCGATAGTGCCGTCATTGTTCTCAGCAACAGAAACAACACGAAACTGCTGTGACTGAATATCACTGGTCTGAATCAACCAGACGGCAGCAGCGTTCGGTGCCTCACTAAACGCTTCCGAGACAGTGATTGCAGCCCCTGAAATGCTGCTAATCGTCTTTGTCTCAACCAAACCAGTCGGCATCATCACCGAGATAGTCGGTGAATTAGATAAATTTACTGACAGATCGGTGTCACTATCAACCGTGATTACAGTTGTGGTTGCAGAACTAACACGACCACTGCGCCTTGTACCAGCACGCAAGGGATCAGCAATGTCCACTACCGTGCCGGGAGTGAGCACAATCCCACTATCAATCGCAACAGCAAAAGAACAAGTTTCGGTAAGATTTTTCTCGCTCAACAACGTCCACTTGCCGAGCCTGTGCGCTTGACCTTGTGAGTAACAACCCAGAGCACGGATGTCTTTGTTAATGATGCCGTACTTGGCTACTGCATCAGCGTCTTCAATATATTCGTATTCAACTTCGCCAAAGTTCTCATAACTTTGCCAGCCAACAGTCGCGCAGGTGTGCCTTGTCTTTTCTGCCGTACCTGAATAAGCAAACACACCATCAATTACGTTTGCAGGGCCAAGAAGATACTGGGCATCAGTTGGCTTGTCTTGCCTGAGAACAAGCGATCCTGCTCCGTAGTAGGCAATGCCACGGAAGACACTTGTCAACTGTTGAATGACGTTAAAAACTTCGTCTCTGCTGTTGATCAGGATGTTGAGGCTGAATCTTGGCTCTTGCCCACCTTTGCCGTCGTCAACCAAGGCGTTGCAATATTGAGAAACAGAGAAAAAGTCAAACTTGTCGAGCGTGCTCTCGTCTACACCAACCCCATAACGACGCTGATCAATTAGCAAATCGTACAAACACCACGCAGGGTCATTAGTCCAAGTCGCAGCCTGAAAGGTGCCATCCCAAGTTCCTGAATAGGTGATCCTACCGAGATGTGTTGTTGTATCTACAGTCGCATTGCTTGGGATTTTTACCTTCATCCCGCGAATCAGATATTTGCGTGTGGGCACACTGCTGAATTGTTTTGCGCTGAAGCGCATTCCCATCAATGCGCTGTTCGGATAGCGCAGCTTCTCGTCTTGTATCTCTGTGTATGCACTCCAAAAAATGTCGCTAGATTTCTTGCTGCTGGTCTCGTTTGCGCTTGTCCTGATGACGCGAATATCTACAGGGAATGCGCCATCGAATTTAATGATGTAATCCCTTTGGTACAAGCTACTGCATTTGCCGCTAATCGTGTCAGACAAATAAGTGTTATATCCACCCCCGTTGTACTGAATGTCAATACGCAGAGATACAGAGTGGCCTAATATATCTCCCTCATCAGTAATTCTCTGCAGCGAAGGGACGTTAATAGTTACCCTTGCACGATCGACATCAGTGTCAGTAATTTGACGTGTTATTGGTGTTCCGTTTTCAACCTTTACCCCGACATTTTGCTCTGACTCAATGTTGCCAGCGCCCACCGGCGCAGGAATATATGACTGGCCTTGGGTGCCATTTCTAACGACAATCGCAAAATTCTGGAAATTAAAACTACCGTCAGCATTTTGAACAGGAGTGTCGTCCAGAAATATGCTCCTGCCGCCATCATCAAGTCCCTCAATCTCGCCCTCACAAAGCAAGTCGAGAACATTTGCAAACTGTTCTGATTGAAGGCTGTCATCTGCCTCGATCGGTGTACGAGATGAGCGGCCACCGCCTTTGCCGCCACCGCCGCCTGAACCAGCAACTTTTAAGCCTAAGCCAGCGTTATGAACACGAATGCCGTTTGCAATGAAGGTGTGGTGACCCTCAACGGTTAAGTTGTAAACCGTACGCAGCCCAAGCTCTTCACGGCTAACGATTGGCAACAGTTGATTAGACTCGTCAACCAAACAATCATCAGAGCCAAGCATATCAATTTCAACAAAAGCATTGAATTGATTCAGGACCCAGTGATTTGGCGTGGCATGTAACGATTGACCTCCCCAAAGGTTGTATTTGATAACGCGCTCATTTTCATGAGCGTGAACCTTGAGGACTTTTGCTTGGTTGATTTGGCCTTTGTCGTCAAAACTGCAAACAACATCACCGACACCAATTTCTTGGATTTCCTTTGTCCCTCCTGGAATAGACACAAGAGTGTCCCCAGTGAAACAACCACCGCCACCAGCGCCACGAATAAAAGTTTTGTTTTCCATTAACTTCCTTTGGCTTTGAGGAATGTGATGAATGGATTTTGATTTTCCTCTGCAACCGGCTCACTTGGCGTGTGATCTACGTCAAAGCCGCTGCTGATCACTGCCGATCCAACAAAGACACGTCCATAGGCTATGGGAACAGGAAGTCCTTGGCGAGAGGTATTCACAACGCCACTAAAGCTCATGTTTTGGAGTTTTGCGGCCTCTTTGCTTGCCTCTAAACCAGGCTCATTTATTGGTGAAATCAGCTCAGCAGCACCAGTGAGAACCAAGCCGATGCCAATCGTGCCAGCTGCAGCCGCAAGACCAGCGCCAAAGGTAGCGGCACCACCAACAGATGCCAAAAGACTGGTTCCAGCTAGGCCAGCTCCTGGAACAGCAATCGCAACAGCAATTAACGCAACACCTGCAAAGATTCTGCCAACACCACTACCAGCACCAGCCACAACAGGCGTGATGCTGAATACCTCTCGTTCACTCCAGGGCATTGCCAGCAAATCAGAGCACGCAGGTGTCACATCCTCTTTGCCGATCTTGACCCTATAACCCACACCGTCTTGCTCGCTATCAATAAGCCACTTGTCTAGTCCTGGGAAGTTGACGCACAAAGCCTTAACAGCTTGTGCAGGGGTCGCCACATCAAACTCAAAACGACACTGCCCGAGTCGTTTACGCAGCTCCCCGTAAAC